CATCGGGGCAAATCATCGACCCGCCGAGCATTTCCAGTTCGGCCCGCCAGCGGTCGGAAAGCATCGACACGCGGTCGGCGTTCTGCTGGACGAATACCACATCGGTAACTCGCGGGTCGCCGCTCAACTGGGCCAAAGCACGGGCCATGTGCCACCCCTTGGTTTCCTCCAGTTCGTACAAGCTGGCCTTCTCGCCTGACGCAATGGCGAACATGAACAGTTGCAGCGTGAAGAAAGACTTGGCCGAACCTGGGTCGCCGCAAATGACGTTAAGCGTGCCGGGCAGGTTGAGGCGTACATCGGCGTTGATCATCGCCCACGGTGTCGGAAGAACCCGCATCTTTCCAGACGCGATTGCGTCAAAGCGTTCCTTCAGGATCTGGTAGCCGCTCTTGGCTGGCTCCGCTGCCTTGTTCGCTTCGTACTTGAAGTCGCTGAACCATGGAGCATCGTTGCTGTCGTCGTGTGTCATTGCACCCCCGCGTAGCTGTCCCACTTCACCCGCAGTTCCTCGCCCGGCTGGTAGATCCACACCCCATCGCCCTTGAAGTCCCACGCCGCGAACGCCAGCACCTCAGCCGCTCGCCGCACAATCCGCTTATCGGTTCCTTCCCCGAGCATCTTGACGCACCACGAAAGAACCGGGATGCCCCAACGGTGGAACGTCATGTTCGCCCCACGCTGGAACGCCATAAGCAATCCATGGTTATCGGTCCAGCATGGAGCCGAGTAATACAGCACCGCGTCTTCAAGGTTCCTCCAGAGACCCATTTGCGGGCCCGTGAATGGCCTCTCCCGGCATTCTTGGAGTAGGGTGGCATCGAATGACCCACCCCCGACGATGATGTCGTAGACGTACTTGCAATCGCCGTGCGTGAACGCTTGGCTGGTCACACCCATTTCGGATGCCCACTTGCGGACGGTCGGGGAAAGCACCATCGCGGCGGTCATCGCTACTTCGTGGTCGGGCGGTTGGTTGAAACTCATTCGAACTCCTTGATTGGGGCGGTTGGGGGATTCTCAAGATACATCCGGTTCATCAGCCAGCGGTACGGGTTGCACACAAACTGCCCGCCATCCTTCGTCCACTGGTGGCACTTCTTCCAGCGGTGCAGGCCCTCGGTCACAACCGCAGAAGCCTTCTCCCGGTCAAGGAAGTCGGCCTGCCATCGCTTCCAGCACTTCTGCTTGTCCTGACGGCGGACGGTTGGGTATGCGTTCCAGAAGGCGAGGAACTGGGGGGAGAAGTCCGGGATCAGTTTCGGAGGGCTCTTCTCGGCCTTCGGTGCAGGTGCCGCCACCCCATCCCCTTGGGGGCTAGGGGGTGTATTTACACTCTTCTCTTCTCTTCTCTTCTCTGGTAACGCATCGGTAACGCTGGCACCGTTACGGCTCTTCTGTACCCGCAATGCCGTAAGTGCCCGAGCCTTCGCACCTTGCGCAAGATGCCGGTCCCAGTTCGGGAATGTCGCCCCCGTGTCGGTGAAGGTGATCCACCCCACACACGCAAGGGCCGCACCCATTCCTGTAACGCACGCGATACGGTCGAGATGCTTTTCTGTAACGCCGGGAGCGTTACCTTCGATGACCTGATCGGTGGCCCATGACCAGACGCGGATCAGGTGCCCGCCAACGGCCTCCACGCTCAGACCGAGCATGTCCGACATGCGGAATACTGCCGGGTCCTCCAGCAGCCGCGTCCGTACTTTGATCCAATCACCTGCCATCGGTGGCACTCCAAAAACAACCGGCCCGAATCCGTGTGCTTGCGGAGCATGCGTTGAGCGTGTTCCCACGGATCGGGGCCGGTGATTTGTTGTGAGTGGTATCGAGCATCAACTGACTCCGCAAGCACGGGAGTATACGCCACCACGTTTCACCAGTCGAACTTGTGCCCGCAATACCGGCACACCTTCGCCTCGGGACGCACATGCTCGGCACACTGGCCGCAGACCTTCATCGGCTCGCCGGCGGGCTTGCGTGTCACGCCGCTCACGAAGAACAGAAGCACAGATAACGGGCCAAGGATCGCACCAGCTAGAAAGCCCACGGCCTGATTCCAGCCGCGTGCCGTCGCCGCCATGACACCGATCAACCCGAAGAACAGAATGCCAACGATCAAGATTTCCATGTGTCTCCTTACAGGCTGTTCATCGCGGGGAACGTGCAGTCCATCGACCACATCAGGTTGCGTCCGCAGGCTTCGCGGGCGTGCTTCGCGTCACGCCAGCCACGCACGCAGTGTGCGTTCCAAGATACCGGCTCCTTCATACCACTGAGGTATGATCGCCAGCCAAGCGTGTAGAAACGCTCGTTGAACATCGCGTTACGTGCCGCTTCCAAGTCAGTCGCCTCGTCAGTATCGCTCATCGCTTGCTCCTTAAACCATGCCCACGCACTTTCGCACGCGGGCAGGTCCACCGCACACAGAGAATCAGAACGGAACATCCTCGCCACGGAACGCATCAACCGTCGCCGCATTGTCGGCACGCATCGCCCGCAACTTCGCACGGCACTCGGCCAGCGATGCCGCGAACGCCGGCACGTGTTCGGCCAGTGCCGCGATGATCTTGTCATCACGCTCCACACGCTTCAACACTGACGGAATGATCGGGTTGTACGAGAGCTGGTACACGAACTGCCTACCCGTCACCCACAACTGTCCCTGCACTTGGAGCGTGTAGTCATCGAACCCGTTGAGCAGATACCCCATGTGGGTTTCAGCACTTGGGCATTTGATTTCGAGCAGGCCATCGTCGCCTACCAGGCGGTCAGGGCTTGCCCCGCAATCGCCCTCGTCACGCAGGCAGAAACCTACCTCAGCCGTGTCCAGTCCAGTCTCGAACTCGAACCACCGCACAGCCTCGCCTTCGAGCCCGGTGCCACGCTGCATGAACCCGCTCGATGCGTCATCCAACGGCTGGCCCAAGTACCACTCGGCCATGAGTCTGGCCCTGTACTTGGCCTGCGATGCGGACGGCTTCAGGCCCTTCGATGTGATGATGCTGTCAAACTCGCTCGCGGTCGGCACGCCGAGGCGGGCTTGCAGCCACTCGGGGGAACCCTGCTTGCACTTGATGATCTTCATTCGTAACGCTCCATCAAACGGTCGCATCCGACAGGGATACACAGTTCAGCGACGATCAGGCCACACCCGCCCATCTGTCGTTGTGTCGCAATCAGCCCGCATTTCTTGGCGACCCTGACCCGCATCTTGATCGCAGCCTCTGATCGTCCGGTATGGCGTTCGATGTATTCCATACCAGAATCAACCACGACGATCATTGTGTTACCGTTGATCGTCACTGAACGCCGACCTTCCGCGGCGATTTCAAACAATGCCCACACAAGATCGCGTGTCGCCGCGGAAACAGACAACGCTTTCGGAGTGTGCATCCATGCCTTCACGAACTTCTGAAGTTCGTAGTATTCATCTGTCACTTCGCACCAGCCTTCCGCCGTGCAATCGCCTCGAACGCCTGCCGCACCTTGGACGCGGGAATGTCGCGCAGATTCTCCACGCCCATGTATGCCTTGAACTTGCCAATGTCGGCCTTGATCGAATCCAGATCGACTTCCAACGCCAGCAGATCCGCCTCGCTTATCGTTTCGCCCGTTGCTGCGTCCGCGTTCCCGTCCGTGTCCTCGTCGCAGCTCGTCAATCCCAATGCGTTCACCAGCGAATACCGCTGGGCGTAGGTCGTCACGGCCCCGATCTTCTGTGCTTCGCTGCACCCGGCCCGGCTCTCGGTCGGCAGCGTCACGCTCGAAGATTCCGAATGGCCCAACTCATGCGACACCACGCACGACAGCGTGAGCTTGCCACCATCGACCACCGCGTTAGACCATCGGTAGGACAGCCCGCACTCGGCCAACGGCTTGCGGATCGTCGCCGCGATGTCGTCAAGGCTGGCGTACATGCGATTGACCTTGCGACCGTCGCGGGTCACTTGGAATTGGCTGTTCTCCGTCCGCCGCTGCACAGGCGGGCAGATCGAGCCAAAGCGTGCCATAGCGTCCGCAAACGCCTTGCGTGCGTTCGTCGCGTCCATGCGTTCGGACAAGGCGACGAGCTGCGAAAGTGCTTCTGGCGACATGCCAGACTTCACCGCCTGCGAGATGATGCCAAGCGGCGACAACTCCACGTTTGCAAGTGCTGACGGTTCGGACTGACGGGTAACGATTTCGCTCATTCGATTGCTCCTCAAAAACGCCGCCGCACCAACAAGGCACGGCGACACGCGGCGGCTCTTAACAACGTTCAACCGCACCAACGGAGAACGCCGCCGAAATGACCGCGTCAGCGTTAGCCTGGCGGTCGTGGGTTAGTTGTTGTCGGCTGCGTCGTCACACGCGGCACAGTACCAGACGCATTCGCTCACGCCAGTATCCGGGTCATCCGGCTCATGATCCATCGGCTTGCCGCACTTGTCGCACTTGTGCGAGTCGCGGTCTTCGATTGGCGTTCTGCGTTCGACGGTTCTGCATTGGCACATGGTGAATCTCCTTGCATGACGGTACGCTTTCGTCCCGTAGAAGTCAAGCGGGCTTCTCGTCACGCTTGGCGACTTCCGCATGGAACGAGTCGATCAGAACCAACGCCGCCTCCGGGTGCGTGTCGATCAGCATGCGGGCCGCGTGGTTGTAGCCTTCCGCAAACCCGAGCGATGCCCGGTTGTCGCCGTACCGCTTCACGGTGTCCATGAACGGATCGGCCTCCGCCTTGGTGTCAGTGCCAACGTCCGCAGGACAGCCGCCGTCGAATCTATCTTCGCCCATTTCAAAGCTCCTTGTGTGAACTATTCGGAACTACCGAACAGTTGAAACCTCGCCGCACGCCTTTCGGCCCGCGACGGGTGAGAGAGCCGGGGCCACAAGCCCCGTGTGTGTGTCAGTCGTAGCGAGTCGGATCCTGCCGGATGCGTTCACGCAGCCACGCCCGGAACGCATCGCGTTTGCACTGCTGGTAGTCGGCAATGGCCTGCATACGCCGCGTGCGTGCCGTTTCGTGGGTGATGAGCCCGTGAGCGTCTGCGATGTTGATCTGGTTCAACGTGGCAAGGAACGCTTCGAAGCAACTGGAATAGGTGGGTGTGAGAGGCGGTGCCAGCATGAGCCAGAACGCCGCAACGATGATGGGGACGATGTTCATAAACCACGCCGCGATTGTTTCCGCTCGCGACGGGTGAGGAGTCAGAGGATTCTGCGTTCGTCGTTGATGCGTCCGAGCCAATACGCCGCCTGCCGAGAGCGGTCAGACAGTTCGTAGAAAAAATCCATCGTGTCGCCCTGCTCACGGTCGATGGTTGTGATGTGGTCGGTGATCTGCCGCGAAAGTTCGGCAACGAGCTTGCGGATCGCCTCGGCCTTGTCTGCGAATCCGTTGACCGCCGCCGCGTGTTCTGGTGAAATCTTCATGGTGTCTCCTCAATCGTTGCTGTCACGATACCCGGCTGGTCCAATGGGACCGGCCACGTATTCTGCCTGATGCTGGCGATACCGACCGTTCGGCCCGATTCGTCCACCTGCCGCGTCGATGTACGGCAGGTCGATGACACGGTACAAGGCCAGTTGTGCCCCAGCGGCTACCATCGCCGCCGCGTCTAGTTCGCTTCCGCGCGGCGGAGCCGAAAACTCCACTGCCACCACAGCAGCCGCGTACGCGGCCAGATGCAGCGGGATGTTGCCAAACACCAACTTGCCAGACACATCGGCAACGGTGGCGTTCCCGGAAATTACCGGAGTGTTCTCAGGAAGCCCGGCTTCCTTGATGATCCAAGCGGCGGTTGCCGCGTGCCGACTGATAATGACTGCTTCCATGGTTTCTCCTCAACGCTTGGCAAGGTACGAACGCAACACACGTTCCGCCGTTGCCCGTGCAAATCCACGTACTCCGGTTTCCTGTTCGATTTCAAGGCTTGCGATGATGCGTGCCTTGTCTTCCTTGGAGAGCCAGCCGTTCGTGATAACCGCACGAATCGGAGGCTCAGCCATTCCCCATGAGAAGAACCAGCCCCTGCGGTCTTCTGATCCGATGTACCCGACCGCATGGCCATTCGCATCGGTGCAATCGTGTGCTGAAATCGTGAGTTTCATGTTTATCTCCTGCACGCCGGATCGTGCGTGGTTCCGGTTGGTAGTTCACTTTGCCCATTCGTATCCAGCCCGCTCCAAGCGAGATGCGTCCGCAGGGCACACGACCCAATAACGGCTGTCGTCGCCAAGCATCACAGCCGTAAACTTGTCCGAGCGGTTCGCAAACGCAAACGCCAGCTCGCGGCTGATGAACTTGAAAGGCTGGTACTTGGTCATTGGTGCGGTCCTCGTTGGATCAGGCTTATTCCTGACCCGTTACTCTACGGTAGTCTATCGTACCGTTCAAGCCCACACTACACATTCTGCACCCGATTCCTTCAAATCGTCAGCAGCACCCTAACGGGCCGTTTGGTGTCGGTTTGCTACCAGCGTCCTTGCGGGCATTTCTCGCCAGCACAAGTCGTCTTTCCCGCCGCGGCATCCGGCTTGCCCCCGTCGTTCGCCCACAGCACCAGACACCCGCAGGTTCGGTTAGTCGCCGCTAACGGGTCGCCACAGAACCCTGCAGCCAGAACCGTACCACGCACCCGCATTGGCACCACGGACGGGCATTGGCGGCAGATGCTTGCCCGCTGCTCCGCCACGCCCGCCGCTACCGGCTGGCAGCTGATCCACCGGGCCGCACCCGTCACGCCCGCCCAGGCTCGCCCGATGATGCTCATCAGAACGGCTCCAGCGTGGCACGGTCGCCGCAGTTGCTACAGCCGGTGCCGCCGTTGACTTGGCCGGTTCCTTCGCACGAGCACCATTGCCTGGTGGCGGTTAGTTCGTATTGCGAAAAGAACGAATCAACGATTCGCCGCCCACGTTGCACGTAGTCGCTAGCTGACTCATACCGCGAAGAGATTGCCGCTGGTCCGTCGCACGAATCCGATGCGTTCCAGTTCCACGTATCGGACCCGAACTGAAAGTCCTGACGGAACGACCCGGAACATGAACGGTACAAGGGGCCAGCCGTTTGGTAGCTTCCACCTACTCCTACGCCAGTCGATCCGAATCCGCTGTTTCCAACTAGAGGTGCGGACCCACCAGCAGATACGTTTGCACCTGCAAAAAACTCACGGTTGGCATCGAACTGGAATGCAAGAGACATCACGGTTGGCCCGAGTCCAGCCGTCTGGTACTGCACAGGCCATCCAGCAGAACTTCCCGCTTCTGGTCCGATCACTTCGCCGGAAGATTCGAATCGGTACAACTCAACGCCGCCAAGCGTTTCGTTGATGCTTACGAGTCCTGACGCATATTCAGGCAGCAACGAAACGCCCAAGTTGCTGGCCCTGCACAGCACAAACCCGAACTGTGCAAGTGAACTTGCATACACCCGGTAGCCGTTTGATACCGTGAAGATCCGCTGCGATGCTACCCGCAGCGTGACGTTTTCCGTCATTGCCCGAGCGTCCCGGCAATAGTCCGCCCGGAACTGGCCGTCTACACATTGGGCCACGTACCGCGGAAGGCACAGCCACGAACTATCGCAGCACTGCGGGTGCGAGCCGACACAACAGCACGGAGCCCCGCCAGCGTCCGTCACCAGCCGCCGCGAGAGCGTCCGTAGTTTGCGGTCGATGGCGAGGAGTTTGGGC